TTCATCTCAGTCGTTCTGCCCGCGCGCGAGGCTGAAAAAAACCAAATCCGCGGCGCCGAGGCCAGCTGATGGCCCGCCCGAAGACCCGGGCGCCGGCCGGTAGCCGCGAGGCCCAACTCGCTGGCGAGATCCGAGCGATGCTGAAGACGGCGCGCGAGGCCGAGAGGCACGCGCAGTTCAGCGCGGCGGTCTCCGCGCGTGACAAGGCCTCGAAGCTCCGCGCCGAGCTCGTCCGCCTGAAGACCCAGCGCCTGGCTGACGAGAAAGAGGACGAGTTGGACACGCTCAAGCGGATGCGGAGGGCCGCCGAGGCCGACGGCTCGCACGTGGCCGCGTCCCGCCTGCTGCAGAAAGAGCTCGAGCTCATCGCCAAGCGCGAGGCCGAGGCCAGGGAGCTCGAGCGCGAGGGCTTGCAGAACGCCAGCGCGGACGAGGTCCTCGAGGACATCATCGAGGTGGTCTACGCCCTGCCGGATGTCTCGGTCCAGCGCATCCTGCAGGCCTGCGAGGCACGGCTGCGAGGGGAGCACCTCCGGGTCATCTCGTGAGCCCCCGCGCCCCCCTCGATCCGCCGGCGACGCCGAAGCCCGGAGGCCTGCTCCGGAAGCTGGCCAGGAAGGTCCGCGCGCTCAAGGTGAAGGTGGGTCAGGCTCCGGTCGACTTCATCAGCTGGCTCCCCTACCAGGTCAAGTGGATGAGCCACGAGGGGATCATTCCCCACCTGCTGCGGCTGGGCAACCGCATGGGCAAGAGCACCTGCGGGGCCGCTGAGCTCATCTTCCGCGCCCGAGGCAAGCACCCCTTCAAGGAGGTGCGGACCGGGCCTGTCCGCCTGGCCCTGGTGTGCTTCTCGCTCATCCAGTCCGTCGAGATCCAGCGCGTCCTGTGGGAGCTCCTCGGCAAGGAGAACAACGTCGAGCTGGTCGCTGGGACCGAGTTCAGCTCGAAGACCGGGTTCAAGGGACACAAGCCCGTCCTGGAGTGGACCAACGGCTCCGAGCTGCACATCTACGGCAACGCCCAGGGGGCGGGAGCGCTGGCCGGCGCCGAGTTCGACTACATCCTGATGGATGAGCCCCCGGCGCCCGAGGTCTATGAGGAGTGCGTCGAGCGCGTCAAGAACACCGAGGGCGGCATCGGGATCACGCTGACCCCCATCAACGGGCCCCCGCTGCCCTGGCTGCGGGAGCTGTGCGAGCAGGGCCTGGTCGCGGACTACCATCAGCCGCTCACCGCGGAGAGCCAGGTCAGCCCCATCACGGGCCTGGTCCGCCGGACGAAGCAGGGCACCCCCTGGGACCAAGACTTCATCGACAAGGTCCGAGCCCGAACAGACCCCATCAACGCCCCGATCCGGCTGGATGGCGAGTGGGAGAGCCGCTCCGAGGGGCAGTTCTTCGCCAGCTTCGACCCCCAGAAGCACGTGTCCGAGCACCTACCGACGGGGACCGTGCGCATCGCCCTCGGCTTCGACTTCGCCACCGCGGACCGGGAGAAGGGCCTCACCGCCACCCTGTCCTACATCTGGGACGAGAAGGACGACGACGAGGGGCGCACCTTCACCTACGTGCACGCCATCGACGAGGTCGTGCTCCCGGGCACCTCGACCATGGACCAGCTCGCGCGCCATACCCGGCAGATGCTGCGCCGACACGGTGTGAAGTGGTCGGAGCTGGACTACGTCTACGGCGACAACCCCGTCCGCAGCCGCTTCACCGAGGCCTCGATCACCGAGTTGGCCCGGTGCATGGCCCGGCAGCTCGGGGTCCCGCAACAGAACCTGAAGCCGCGGATCCTGAACGTGAAGGAAGGCCGGGGCCAGAGCTCGGCCAGGCGGCGGACGAAGGACATCCGGTGCCGCTGGATGTATGGCGAGTTCGCCGCTGATCGCGTGCTCGTTCACCCACGGTGCAAGACGCTGATCCAGGCCCTGCAGGAGTGGGACTACACCGACAAGCACGAGCTGAAGGACATCCTCGACGCCTGGATGTACAGCCTGCGCGACATCTGGCGCGAGACGGTCCGCTACGACGAGCTGCCCGAGGTCGTGCTCCGAACCTGAGCTATGCCGCCTTCTGGAACCACTCGCCCCAGACCCGAATGGCCTGCATATCCAGAGTGTCGCCCGGCGCTGCGTCGTTCTGTTCAGCGAGGATCATCGCGTAGAACGTGGTCCCGGTCACGCCGGTCACGTCCAGGTGGTGGTAGTTCTCGCCGTTGGTCGTGCCGTCCTCACCCCAGACGCCGGCAGACACGTGAATCAACTCGCCGTTGGTCCGACTCAGGCGCCCGATGAGCTCGACGTAGAGCTTTCCCGCAGCGGCCGCGGTGTCGATGATGGTCACGCCGGCCGGGGCCGTGCCGAGCTTCTTGCAGTCGGCGTGTGTTCGGTAGCGCGTCCCGGTGTCCTGGTACTCGACGCCAGCCACGACGCCGGTGTTCGCCGCCAGGGCGGCCTGCGTGGTGATGGCGAGGTGGATGCCCGCGTTCGCGCCGATGGCCGGGGCGGCGTCGGGCGTAGCGATCTCCATCAGCAGCCGGATCCCCGTGGCATCAGCCGGCTTGTCCGGAATCTCGACCGCGATGGCGTAGCCGTTCAGCGTGGTGAGCAGCTGCTGGACGGCCGCGGCCTCGAAGCGGACCGTCTCGCCCAGGCTGGTGTTGGCTCCCTTGCCGCCCGTGTTGCTCTCGGTGGCGCTGGTCCAGTCGAGGAGGACCAGGCCGGAGCTCGAGGCCGGAGCCGGGGTCAGGTAGAGCGCGGGAGCCCCGGACATCAGACGACCCGGTAGAAGACGTTGGTGCTGGCGCTGGCGGCCTTCACCTGCACGGTGAGGTCCTCCTGGCTCTTCTTCTTCGGGGCTTCCCACAGGACGAACCAGGTGTCCGCCGGCACAGGGCAGTGAACGGCGGGAGCGCCGCTTTCGTAGCTGAAGAAGCCCGCGTTGGTCTCGAAGTAGACGTCCACGCGCTGGGCCGTCGGCGGGACGGTCAGGGTGACGTAGCTGGTGCCCACGGACTCCGTCGCGGCGTGGGGCAGGACGTTCTGTCCGGACAGGTCGGTAGCCATGGGACGAGCCTCGCGTGTGCCCCGTCCTACCGGGCCGGTAGCACCCGGCATGGACATCGCACTCCCGCTCGGGCCGCCCATCCCGGAGAACGGCGCCGAGGCCTTTCGGGTCCAGCACAGCCGCCTCCGCCGGCGGATCCTGTACTCGCAGCACAAGAACGACGTGAAGAAGCGTCTGGTGCAGTCCGTGGGCAGCAAGCGGGCGGAGAAGTGGGGCATGGACCCCGACATGACCAGCAACCCGGCATGGACGGTCTGCACCCAGCTGGCCGCGCTGTACCGCAAGGCCCCGGACGTGATGGCACCCAAGGGCGGAGACGACGCCGCGGCCGCCATCGCTGAGGCCGGCTTCTGGCAGCTTGCCCAGCGCAACCAGCGGGACACCATCGGGCTCAACAACATGCTGGTGCGCGTCGACATCGACGAGGACGACGGACCGGCCTTCCAGCTTGCCCACCCCGACCTGGTCGAGGTGAAGGCCCACCCCCTGCGCCCCTCGAAGCTGCTGCAGGTGAAGCACTGGGTTCAGGACCCCCGGGACGCGGAGAAGTGGGTCCGCCTCGAGGTCGAGCCCGCCAAGCGCCGCTACCAGGCCTTCGACGAGGACGGCGCCGAGGTCACCCGCGAGGTCCTCGAGGGCGACTCGTTCTCGGGCGAGAGCTACCCCTGGATGGTCGAGGGCAACGCGGTCATGCCCTACGTCAGCTACCGGGCTGCGGAGACGGGCTACGCGCTCGACCCCTACACCGGGTCCGAGGTCTTCGAGGGCGCCCTGCAGCTGGGCGTCTACTACAGCTTCTTCGGACACATCCTGCGCAACGCCGCCTGGGCGCAGCGCTGGGCCCTGGGCGTCGAGCCCCTCGGCGCCAGCACCTCGGCCGACGGCAAGCGCTCCGAGGTGACGGCCGACCCCGCCACCCTGCTGCTCTTCAAGCTCCTTGAGGGCTTCGAGGGTCAGCCGACCATGGGGCAGTTCAACACCCCCGTGGACCCTGACCAGGTCCTGAAGGCCGTCGAGCGCTACGAGCGCCGCCTGGTCGACATGGCCCTCGGCGCTGTCGGGGTCTCCCGGCGGGAGAGCGACGTCCGAAGCGCGATGAGCCTGGCCGTGAGCCGCGAGGCCCAGCGCGAGGCCCAGGCCAGCTACGAGCCGATGTTCCGCCGGTCGGACCTGCAGCTGCTGCGCCTGGTCTCCGGCCTCATGGGCGGGCCCACCGCGGGCTGGCGCATCAACTACTTCTCCATCCCGAAGGACGCGGCGGAGATCCGCGCCGAGATGGAGCAGATGGCTGGGCTCATCGAGTCCGGGCTGATGAGCCGGGTCGAGGCCTACCAGAAGCTGCACCCCGGGCTCACCCGCGAAGAGGCTCAGGCCGCCCTGGCGCTCATCGAGTCGGACAACCGGCAGGCCGCCTGAGCCTCGGTAGGACTGGACGCCAACCAAGGACGTGACCATGCGCACCCAGCTCGCCCAGCTCCGGGCTCAGGGGCTGCCCGCAGCCCTGGCCCTGCTCGCCCTCACGGGCTCCGCCTACACCTGCTTCGAGGGTGACGACGACCCGCCTGGTGGCGGTGGTGGCGGCGGTGGCGGCGGTGGCGGCGGGAAGACCGTCGACTATGAGACCTATCAGCGCGTAGTCGCTGCGAAGCAGGGCCTCGAAACCCAGGTGGGCCAGCTCAAGACCCAGGTCAGCGACCTGACCGAGCGGACCGCCAACTACGACACCCTGGCTGGCCAACTGCGCGAGGCCCAGGGCAAGGCCGAGGCCGCCGAGGGGCGCTACCGGCGCTACAAGGACGTCAGTTCCGCGCTGGGCACGACGGACCCGGACATCATCGAGACCTTCGAGAGCAAGTACGCCAAGCTCCCCGAGGAAGGCCGCGCCGAGCTTCCCGACTGGATCAAGGGCCTGAAGGAAAAGCCGGACGAGGCCCCGAGCTCGTTGCGCCCCTTCCTGGGCGACCTGAGTGGCGGCGGCGGCGGCGGTGACGGCAAGCCGAAGCCGAAGCCCCTGGGCGGCGGTGGTCAGCCCCCGGGCACCGGTGGCGGCATCGACGCCGAGACCCTGCGCCGGAAGACCGCCGAGGCCCAGCGCACCGGCAACTACGCCGAGCTCCGGAAGCTCCGGAAGCACTGGTCGCCGCAGAAGGACGCGTAGCGGCTGAAGTGGCTCGGTAGCACGGGAGCGGAAGGTCCCGGGTCGTCTCCGTAAACGGACGTAGGGCCAGCGTCTCCGCCCCCGGGTCGTCTCCGTGATCGGACGTAGGGCAGCGCACCCAGCCCCACGGAGCCGACATGGCCGACGAAGTCGTTCCTTCCGGAATTGGCGATCTCATCTCGGGCGAGGTGATGGCCGCCGAGTTCCTGCTGCTGCTCGCCGACCGCGACGACAGCCTGCTGAACCACCCCGCGCTGATGCACGCCACCGGCGTGAGCTCGACCAGCAACGTGGTCCGCGTGCCCCACCTGGGCCTCATGGGCTACGACACCCTGGCCGCGACCACGCCGGGCTCCGAGGTCGCGAACACCGCGCTGACCGACGGCTCGACGGACGTCACCATCGCCAGCCGCGCGAAGGTCTACACCTTCGACGACCTGGCCGCGTGGCTGACCGGCGACAGCGCCGCCAACGCCGTCCTGCTCGCCCAGGACGCGGTCATCAGCATCAGCCAGACGCTGATCAGCCTGATCGCCAACGTCACCGACGACTTCACCAGCACGGCCGGCAGCTCCGGCGTCGACGCCAGCTGGAACGACGTCATCGACGCCAAGACCACGCTGGGCGTGGCCAAGGCCCGCGGTGACATGCTCGGCGTCCTGCACCCCCAGCAGTGGGGTGACCTCGACAAGGACGCGATGAGCCTGGGCATCAACCCCGCTCAGTCCATGGGCGGCGTCATCATGCAGGGTCTCGGCTCCTACAAGGGCCGCTACATGGGCATCGACTTCTTCACCCACAGCGCGGTCCCCACGGCCGACGCCGGGGCGAACCGGGCCGGCGCCATCTTCACCCGCGGCGGTGTCGCCTGGGCCGATGCTCAGATGCGCCCCGAGGGAGACCCGAACATCGTCGAGCTCGGTCGAGGCCGCTTCGAGCGGGCCCGCAAGGGGACCTACCTGGCGACCAGCTGGGTGACCTCGTTCCACGCTGGCGTGGCCAAGGCCATCGACGGCGCGGGCGTGACCCTGAAGACCGACGCCTGATCTCAGCTCTCGGGTGTCCTCGGGCGGCTTCGTGCCGGCCCCCACGTCCTTCGGACCGGAGCGGTCTGGGGACACCCGTCCGCCTCGGTAGCACGAGGCACAACCAAGGACGTGACCCATGGCGAAGGAACTGACCACCGGGCAGGCTGCGGGGGCGATGGAGCTCGTCACCCCCGAGTTCTCGACCCGCTCGACCGGCATCACCGAGCCCTTCCTGCCGGCGAATCCGCCGTTCCTTCTGGTCTTCGATCCGATGCGCTGGACGGTGATGCAGGGCCTGCTCATCCCCGGACTGATCACCGTCCCGCTCGAGCGCGGCGTCCAGAACGTCGACATGGGCAAGGACAAGAAGTACCGGATCGCTGCCCTCCGCGCGAAGATCGAGGACCAGGGCCGCCGGATCATTCCCTACGCCTGGGCCCCCAACGGGACCTCGTACATTCAGAAGGTGACCACCCGCCCCGAGGGGCGCCGGGACACCGCCGTCGCGCACATCAGCGTCTGGGAGAAGTACGAGCCCGGCAGCCGGGACACCTACCCGGACGAGAAGGCCTACGCCGAGTGGGCCGCCGGCCTGGTCGCGCCCGACAAGCTGCCCGCCTGCCCGCCCCACGTGGCCCGGCGGATGCTCGAGAAGGTCGAGGAGCGGCTCCGCGAGGAGCAGGCCAAGGCCGAGAAGGGCGGCGCGGGCTCCGGCTCCGCCAGCCTGCGCGCCAAGGCACTCGCTGAGGAGTTCGACGTCCTCAGCAAGGCGGCGTCGACCGGCTCGGGCGAGGGTGAGGCCTTCGTCCCGGACCTGGACGAGGATCCCGGCGAGTGAGCGAGAAGCCGTGGCCCCCGCGCTTCGACGACGAGGGCGGGACCCTGGACCCCGCCAGCTTCGTCGCCTTCGACGATGGCCGCTTCGAGCGCAGCACCGCCGGCGGTGAGCGGGAGATCGACCGCGAGGTCATCGAGAACAACACCCGCGACATCATCGAAAGCGGCGTGGCCCCGGACAAGGCCCGCCAGATGGCCGTGGACTCGATGCGCCGGGTGGATCGACAGCTCCGGAGCGAGGGCAAGCGCTGAGCCCTCGGTAGCACGGGCCGAGGTCTGCGGACCTCCGCCTGCTGTGGGCATGCCCGGCGACGACCAGCAGGAACGCTGACCCGGGCAAGCGAGGAGCTCCCATGTCCACGAACAGCAACCCGGTGCTGGGCGCCAACAACGGCGGCCGCGGCATCAAGGTGCCCTTTGTCCGCATCTCGGACGACGAGGCCGGCCCCACCAGCGACTACGCGGACGTCCTCGTCGGAGACGGCGCGCCCAGCGGGGCCTACGGCCGCGCCTCGGGCACCACGCTGCTCTACATCCGCAAGGACGCCACCCACGGCCAGAACTGCCTGTACGTCTCCGAGGACGGCGGCACCACCTGGACGGCGTTCGCTGGCCAGCTCGAGGCCACGGGCACCATCCCGGCGGGCAACGGCGCCGGCAACGCGGGCGACCTGAACACCGACCCCGTCGAGCTCGTCGCCGCCCCCGGCGCCGGCCTCTACATCGAGGTCGACTCGATCCACTGGTTCCTGGACTACGGCACCGCGGCCTACGACGGCACGAAGACCGGCAGCCTGCGCGCCAGCTACACCGATGAGACCGGGGACGAGGTGGTCGGGGCCGTGGCCGAGACCGGCTTCATGGACCAGACCGCCGACACCTACGCCCTGGTGAAGGGGATCGACTGCGTGCCCGTGGGCAACGCGGCCGTGGTCGCCTGGTCGAACAACGCCTGGTACGCCGCTGCCGGCGACAGCCCGGTGAAGTACCGCGTGAGCTACTCGATCCGGGCGATGGACCCGACGGCCTGAGCGTGAGCACCGGGGCCGCCACCCAGCGCTACGCCGCTCGCTTCCTGCTCGACGACCTGCTCGAGCGGGGAGTGGTGAACGCGCTCACCTGCCCGGTGTACCTCAACGGCGCCCTGGTCGCGCCGACGGAGTCGGGGAGCACCGTCACCATCTGGGACGGGTCCACGAAGCGCGTGGACGCGGCCGCCGTCACCGTCACCGACAAGGTCGCCGGCTACAACTACACGCCGGCCGCCACCATCGACTGGGGCGAGAACTGGCGGATCGAGTGGTCGCTGGTCTACGGCGGGGTCAACAAGCCCTTCCGCAATGACGCCCAGCTCGTCCGGCACCCGCTGTCCCCGGTGCTGACGGACGCGGACCTCTTCCGGCGCCACCGGGCCCTGGACCCGAACAGCAAGAGCCCCCTGTCCACGGTCCAGCACTACGGGGACTACCGGGATGACGCCTGGGTCGAGATCCAGGACTGGCTCATCAAGCAGGGCAACCGGGCCCACCTGGTCCTCAACCCCTCGGCGCTGCGCAAGCCCCACCTGTTCCTGACGCTGGCCCTCATCTTCGAGGACTTCCGCACCAGCATGGACAACGAGCTCTACGGGGACCGGGCCAAGACCTACCTGGGCAAGTACCACGACGCCATCCACGGCGTCCGCCTCCGCTACGCCGCGGCCAACGACGACACCAACGGGGGCAGCCAGCAGCGCAAGGGCCCTGATCCCACCGTCTGGCTCTGTTGATGGACAGCTGCCTCACCGTCGCCAAGGGCCGCCAGCGCATCGACCAGGCGCTGCAGGACGCCAAGCTGCTGCGCTCGAGGCACGCCCCCGAGCTCTTCGGCCTGGACAGCGACCAGCTGCAGGACGAGGCCTACTCGATCTCTGCGCCGTCCAGCGTCATCCACGACTTCGACGGCCGCGAGAACATCGGGGACGAGGGCGAGGCCGAGACCATCTACGAGGTCCGGACCTGCAAGCGCATGCGCCCGGACAACGTCGACGAGGACTACAACAAGGCCCTGGACCACGAACACCGGGTCATCCGCACCGTGCTGTGCGAGACCGACCGCAGCCTGAGCTTCCACCTGGCCGTTGAAGGCGTGCCCCAGCGCGCGGTGTCCCCCTCGGGCGAGTGGCTGGTCTCCCGGATCCGCTTCAAGGCCTACCACCGCTTCCTGTTCGTTTGAGCCCCGCCCGGTAGCACCCAGCGACCGGAGGCCGTGTTGATCAAGGTGGGCAAGGGCCGGGCCACCGTGACCATCACGGGCCCGCTGGCCGAGGACCTCAGCTCCGAAGTTCGGGGCCTGCTGGGCCCCGTGGGCGACGAACTGCAGTTCGCGGCCGACGGCGTCCTGCACCAGCACGTCCGCAAGGAGTGGCCGGTGAAGTCGGGGGCCTCGCGGGACGCCTGGACCACCGCGCTGCGCGTCCACCCCGGGGAGCTCCGCGTCGAGGTCGTGATGGTCAACCCGCTGAAGTACGCCCGGTACATCCGGTCGACGAAGCTGGGCCGCCGAGCTGACGCCACCCGGCTGCGGAACGTCCTGCAGGCCGTGGTCCGCAAGCCCGCGCGCCTGGCCGCCCGCGAGTTGGCTGGCCGGCTGCCCCAGGTCCTGGGCGCCGCCATCCAGAAGGGGCTCTTCTAGTGTCGGACTCCACTGTCGCCATCGGCGCGGACCTTACGAAGCTCCGCCGCGAGCTCGCCAAGCTGCCGAACCTGAGCGCGGACGCCGCGCAGAAGACGCTGATCAAGGTCGAGAAGGCCGTCAGCCGGGCCGAGACCGCCGCGAAGCGCTCGGCCGCCACGGTGAAGCGAGCCGCGAAGAGCGCCGAGCAGGCCACCAGCAAGAGCCTGAAGTCCACGGCCGATGGCCTGAAGGGGCTCTTCGAGATCGGCGGAGGCTCCGGCGAGGTCTTCGAGAAGCTGAACAACGTCATGGGCGCGCTCACCAACCCCGTGGGCGCGGTGACGGTGGGCCTGGGCGCCCTGGGCCTGGCCATCAGCGGGGCCGTCGTGGGTGGCGTCGCCCTGGTGAAGACCGCCGAGGACCTGGTCGAGAAGCTCGAGCCGGTCGGCGGCGCCCTGGCCATCCCCCCGGACGCCATCGAGTCCATCGAGCGAGCCAACGACGCCATGCGCACGGTCTCGGCCGTCGCTGAGCGCGTCGTCGTCCAGCTCGCCACCGAACTCGCCCCGGTCATCGAGCAGGTTGCGACGCTGCTGGTGAAGCTGGGCCTGATCTTCCTCGACCAGATGAAGCTGGTCAGCGAGGGCGAGGGCATCTTCTACAAGGCCCTCAGCCGGATGGCCGAGGCGATCGTTGCCTTCCTGCTGGGCCCGGTCGACAAGGCGATCACGCTCAACAGCCAGCTGGTCGGGGGCCTCGCTGAGCTTGCTGATGTCGCCGGAGCCGATGGCCTGGCCGCCCAGCTGCGCAAGACCTCGGGGGCCTGGGACGACTTCAAGGCCGGCCTGGGGGACAAGATCGTCGACAAGACGCTCGAGAGCATCGGCGTGGCCCTCGAGGGCCTGGACGAGGCCACCGCGGACTACGACGCTCGAGCTCGCGAGCTGATCGGGACCATCGGCAAGCTCGACGACCAGGCGAAGAAGGCCACGGACCGGCTCAAGGGCTACCGCGAGATCCTCTTCCTGCTGGCCGACGCCAGCCGCAACCTGCGCGACCAGCGCGCCCTGGCCGCGATGCTCGAGGACGTCGAGGCGACCTCGGCCGGCGCGATCCGCAACGTCCGGGCCCTGCACGACCAGGTCGACGAGCTCGTCCCGCCCAAGGCCCTCGACGAGGTCGACCGGCTGCAGCTCCTGCTCTTCGACCTCGAGCAGGCCGCCATCGCCTCGGGCGGGGCCAACGCCATCCTGGCCGAGAACATCGAGCGCGTGAAGGCGCGCATGGAAGAGCTGAACAGCGAGGGCACCCTGCTCGGGGACCTGCTCGGCAAGCTCGATGAGCGCTTCCCCCAGCTCGGGGAGAGCCTCGGCCGGGTGGGCGAGGTGGGCGAGAAGGTCTTCCGCGGCATCGGCAAGGCCGTGGACACGGCCCTGGGGCTGGTGACCCGGCTCATCCAGGGCTTCCTGCGCTTCGTCGAGGTGGCCGGAGGCCTGGACCTCAGCAGCCTGTTCGGGGACGCGATGAGCGCCCAGGGCGAGGGGGGCGGCTCGCTCGACGGCATCGTGTCCGCGATGGTCACCGGGGCCACCAAGGCGATCGGGGAGTTCGTGGGCCGCCTGGACGAGGTGATCGACGCCCTGGTCGACAAGCTGCCGGGCCTGATGCAGGCCGTGGCCGCGAACCTGGGCCCCGTCACGGACGCGCTGCTCGACGCTGCGCTGTCCATCTTCGACGTCCTCGAAGGCCAGGAGCCGCGGATCCTGAAGCTCGCTGAGCGCCTGGCCGGGAAGCTGGTCGAGTTCATCGAGGCCAACGCCTCGCGCCTGGTGAAGCAGGCCCTGCAGTTCGGCTCCGACCTGCTCGTGACCCTGCTCGACGGCGTGCCCATGCTCATCGAGGCCGTGCTCGAGGCGCTCCCGAGCATCAGCCTGACCCTGCTGGACGGTATCGGCGACGTCGTCGTGAAGCTCGTCGAGGGCGCGGACGACATCATCGCCAGCCTGATCGACGCGCTGCCGAAGCTGGTGACCGCCATCAGCATGAAGCTCCCGGAGATCAGCGTCCGCATCCTGGCCGCGCTCACCAAGCTGGGCCCGCAGCTCACCATCGCGCTGACCAAGCAGCTCTTGGAGACCGTGGGCGCGGTCTGGTCCTTCCTGAAGCAGCAGCTGACCCAGCTCCGAGAGCAGGGCTTCGTCGAGTACGTGAAGAGCCTGTGGGACAAGGTGAAGGGCCAGCTGCGGCAGTGGATCCTCGAGCTCTTCTCGGGGGACGGGGCCCTGGGCGATCTGGCGAACACCGCCCAGACCGCCTTCAACGACACACCGGGGGCCGTCCAGGTCGGCATGCGTGGGCTCACCGCGCGCTTCGCTCCCGGGGACAAGGTGGTCGCGGCCAAGGACGCGCGGGAGCTGAAGCGGCAGGCTGACCGGGCCGCCGGTGCGAGTGGAAGCGGAGCCCGCGTGTCCTTGGACCTCACCGACGGACACCTCGCCTTCGAGCGCATGTTCAAGCGGAGCCGGCGCGCAGGCGGCGAGCTCTCCAAGCTCCTCGGCCCCCAGACGGGCCAGGTGAAGGTCTACGGCTGATGGGCAACCGCGTTGCACAGGGCCCCTACGTCGGGCTGCTGGTCCCCTCCGAGATCGTCCAGCACGCGAACCTGCGCGCCAACGACGGCGTGCTCGGCAACTCCGACTACACCCAGGCCGGCCCCCGGCCCGGCGTGCCCGAGTACGACCAGGCCGAGGTGGCCGCCTCGAGCGCGACGGCCGGCGACTACGGGCCCTCGCTGTCCCTGGACGGGCTGGGCGAGCAGGACCCGGACACCAGCTACCACCTGAAGGCGCTCAAGGGCGGCTTCCCTGGCCAGCACGCGACGCTTGCCCGCCGGGACTCGCTGAGCTCGGGGGACTGGCGGGGCTGGAACACCCACAACGTCCTCGTGCACCTCGAGCGGGACTACCTCATCAACCGGGACGGGACCGGCGGGACCAACGTCAGCTACTCGCAGGTGACGACGGCGGACAACCAGGCCATGGCCGTCTGGTGGGAAGCGGGGCAGATCAAGGTCCGCAAGTACGATCCGGAGACCCGGACCGCCTCGGCCGAGGTCGTTGCCGTCGACGTCGCCGCGGCCATCAACGCCGACACCTCGAGCTACGAGCGCTTCGCGACCACGGCCAACGTCCTCGACGCGCTGAAGCTGCCCTCGGGCCGCCTGGTCATCTACTACCTGACCCGCGAGATCGACGGCAGCTCTACCGACGCCCAGCTGTGGGCCGCGTACAGCGACGACGACGGCGCCAGCTGGCGCACCGGGCAGTACCTGGGCCTGGACAGCCCCCTCGACGTCTCCGGGGGCCTGTACAAGCTCCGGGCCGCCCACGCCGCGCAGGGCGTCGTCCTCCTCATCGAGATCGGCTGGCTGGTCGACCAGACGCCACACCGCGGGATCGTCCAGTACGGGAGCGACGACACCGGCCTGAACTTCGTCGAGGTCTACAACGACCAGACCGAGGGCTCGACGGACAACAACAGCCACCCGGACGTGGTCGTCGCTGAGGCGGACGGGACCTTCGTCGTGGTCTGGGAGCACGACCTCAACAACTTCCTGCGCTTCAGCCGGCTGGCGTCGCCCTTCACGCCCTACAACGAGGACGCCCAGGCGATGGCCTCGAGCGTCAGCCCGGACCACGTCGTGGCCTACGCTGACCCCGGGGGCTGGCTCTACACCACCTACGACACCGCCGACGGCGTCGAGCTCTACTACAGCCGCGACGGGGGCGTCACCTGGGCCGTCGTCGAGCCCGTGCTGAACCACAACGAGAGCACCAACACCTTCGTCTGGGACATCACCGTCGCCAAGGGCCGGGCCGTCTGGATCATCGGGCAGACCGCCAGCGCCGGCGGCGCCCTCCCGCTGACCGACCACAAGATGTTCTGGATGGAGGCCGGGGGCTGGAACACCCTGTGTCAGCCGCGCGTGCTGGGCACGGATCCCACTGTCAACCGCGGCTTCGGCTCCGTGACCGGGCCGGAGTCGGGGACGTGGTTCCCCAGCGACAAGCCCGAGGACAGCGGCTTCGCCCTCACCGGGACCACGAAGACCCCGAGCGCGACGGTGCCCCTGGGCCTGCAGCTCACCACCAACATCTCGGTCTACAGCGTGGTCCCCGCTGGGGCGAAGACCGACGGGATCGAGTGCTTCTTCGGGCTCGAGGTCGCCAGCGGGGGCAGCCTCACCAACCTGGACGTCGGGCTGCACGTCATCCTCGACACCCTCGACGTCGAGCTCCGCTTCAGCACGACGCAGGTGCGCCTGTGGGACAACCACGCCGGCGCGGCCGTGGGCACCGCGAGCCCCTCGGGCGGCATGAGCGCCGAGCACGTCTTTAAGCTGGCCGTGCGCCAGGACGGCGGCGGTGGAACGAAGAACGCGACGTTGTACCGCCGGAGCCCCAGCAACGACGTCTGGGAGACCCTCATCACGGGCACGCTGACCGCTGGCGCCTCGGTCGCCAACAGCATCAAGTGGGGCCACCACGTCACCACGGCCGACTGCACCTGGACCTTCTTCCACTGGGTCGCGGACACCGGATCCGGCGACACCGGCGACTACTTCGACGACCTGGCCCAGGACATCCTGGGGGACGACCCCTTCGTGCTCTACGGCGCCCCCCTCCCGGCGCCGCCCTTCCAGCTCTACGTGGACCAGGGCCTGTTCGTGCGCGGGACCTCGGGCCCGGCCTACCGGGGCGACACCTGGCGCGTCGAGCCTCGCTTCGACCACCCGGTGGCGAACATGGACTGGCGGAACTCCGCTACGCCCTGGTCTGGCTGGCGTTCGACGGGGGTCACCCAGGCCCTGTTCGCGTGGGACGCCACCCTCGACGCCACCCTCGGCAGCACCTCGATCGGCATGTTCCTCGGGGGCATCAACTTCCCCGACGCCGAGCTGCTCGGCTGGAACGGGGCCGCCTGGGTCACCCTGGCCACCCTCAACGGCAAGCTGGGCCCCGGCCTGCCCTGCACGGTCACCGGGGACACCGTCACGGTGAACACCGGCTCGGCCAGCTCCAACCGCTACATCGGCTACGGCGAGTACGTCGGCGGCTACGTGAAGTTCAGCGGCGGGGACATCCGCAAGATCGTCTGGAACTCCGAGGGCGTCTGGACCGACGGGGCCACGAAGCGCCCTGTCTTCCGCTTCGAGGGGGGCGCGCCTGGCGGCGCTACCGCCACCTGCGAGCTCTGGTACCCCTCGGCCGTCGTGCTGCTGCACGAGAACACCACGATCTACGACCGCTACGCCCTGAACATCCCGGCGCAGTCCACCTACGAGGGCTACTTCACCGTCGGCGTGCCGCTCATCGGACACGTGGTCTTCTTCGGCTGGAAGAACGCCCGCGGCCGTGTCATCGAAACCGAGCCCAACTACGCCATGCGCCAGGACCAGGCGGGCCGGCGAGCTGTCAGGAAGCTGGGCCGCGCCCGTCGCGCCGTCGTCATGGCCTGGTCGGACCGGGACCTCACCGAGATCAGCGGGGACTCGCCCAGCCCCGACTACATCAGCCTGCGCCCAGGGACCCCCGAGGTGGCCGACCGCCACAGCGCCGCCCTGGTCCTCGAGGGCCTGCTGGGCGAGCTCGGGGGAGCCACCCGTCCGGTGGTCTACCTGCCGAAGATCCCGGAGACCACGGTCAGCGACAAGGTGACCGAGCTGGCCTCGCGCGAGGACCACGTCTACGGGCGCATCGTGCAGGGCATGACCCGGAGCTCGACCATGGGGACGGAGCTGGTCTCCGAGGTGGTCTCGGCCGGCGGCTTCCGCCTCGAGGAAGAGGTCTGAGGTGCCCGACCTGCGCCACGGGCTGACGACCCTGCACACCGGGCCGTTTCGCTGGCTGCTGACCCTGACCATCGGCGGCCGCGTCGTGCGCCTCACCACGGGCGACAGCGACCAGCACCTGACCGTGACGGGCAACGACGGGGAGCTCTACGAGTTCGTCGGCGGGCTGGGCGAGGTCAGCTACGAGCGCCTGCTGGACCTCTGGAACGCCTCGGCGTCGCCCCGGTCGCAGTCCTTCGAGGTCTTCCTGGACTTCGACATCGCCCAGG